TTGTTAAAATGTTTGATTGCTTTCAATACATCTTCATTGCTTTTCTCCTCTACGATTGTTTCAGTCGGCTCAACTGCTGGTGCGGGTTGAGTGATAGTCTCTACAACTTCAAGTTCTAATAATGCAGCTTGTATTTGTTTTATTTGAATCTCCATTAAAGCAAAAGTGTCATCTGTAAAAGTGCCACCTCTAAATGCCTTAATCAAGTTTTCTAAACGCAAAGATAATGCTTCTTTGTTCTCCTTAAACTCACCTTTAAATCCTAAGGTTGGAGTTTCTGGGTTAGCACCCCAAAGAACCGCAGAGCCTTCGTATAACTTTAACTCTGTGATTGTTCTTACACCAGTCTTTTGGTCTACTGTGCTTTTCAATGTAGTAAAACCGATTGAGTGTTGATTGATTAAACCAGCTTCGTACAATTTGATTGCATCTTCTCCGCACTCTGTTTCTATTAAGTCAGTAACTGCAACAAGCATATTACCCTCAACGTACAATTCTTTAGGCTTACCTAAAGTATGTGCCATATCGGCTTTATGGTCTACTAAAGACCAAATCATATTCTTGCCCTCTGGTCCACGCTCTTTTATTGTTTTAGTAAACGCTTCTGCAACGATAATGTCGCCATCTAAATCTACGTTACCTAAACGAGACCAACACGCTTTTACTGTTCTTGTTTCTGGGGTGATGTCTAATATCATTTCGTCATAACCCTTTTGCTCAATTTTACTCATAAAACAAAGTTATTATATTTTTTATTATTGTAATGCTTCTGCTATTAAGTTTCCTATTTGTAAACCAACTACATTCCCAAGTGTTGCCCAAATAAAACCAAAGTCTCCTCTTGGTGGATTGTTTTCAAATGTCATTAATCTACCTCTTGAATCTCTTTGTGCTTCAAATGCAACTGTGCATCTACAATTACAAGTATTAGCCGCACTTGCTCCACTTACACAAGGGTACATCATATATTCTACGTTTCCAGCGTGTACTCCTCCTTTTGCCTTTGAACTTGTAGGAACTTGAAACGGCTCATCATAATTTGCCTTTCTACCATCCATTATTAAATGGTCTGCATAATCTTTAGGCATACGTCTTGTTCTTGCATCTCTTGTAGAAATCCATTCTTTTTGCGTAACTAAGCCAGTTGCGGTTGCACCTACCATTGCACCTAAGTTAGCCGCACGACCAGTTTCAGTTCTTGCAATAAGTTCTGCTCTAAAGTCAGTTATCCCAGATTGTTTGAGCATTGGGATAAGTTCGCTTATTGATAAGTTATTCTCTAAGCCTTTTTGTAAGTAATCAGCTATTTGCCTTTGCGTTGTATTTGTAATTTCGTCTGCTATATTACCAACCCCTTGTCTTTCTAAATACTGAAGAATAACATAGGCATAAATATCGGTTTGAGACATCTTTACTTCAAATGGCTCATAAAAGCCTTTTGTAGCCTTTTTAATGGACTTATTTGTCATTGTAGCCATCTTTGTACCTAAAGCCACGTGGAGTTGCTTAATTGTCTTCGCAATGCCCTTAGATGACATTTTAGAGTAATCTTGAGTACGGCAATATACATCTACTTGCTTTTGTAGTTCTTTTTGGAACTCAGGCGAATAGGTCTTTAGTGCGTTTGCATAAAGTTTCTTGTAATCTTGCCAAATCATTTAGGCATCTATTTTTTCTAATAACTTACCAGCTGCAACAAATACATCTGTTTGTTTTTGTTGTCCTGCTCTTTGTCTAATAGCAATAAGTCCTGCTCTATCTACATTTTCAAAATCACTTGTAAAAATATAGTGCCAATGCTCCTTAGTTTCCATATCAGCGTTTGCGTCAATGCCTAAATGCCATTTACCATAAGCTGCCCAGCCGTTCTCCTCAATAAACTTATTCTCTTGATCTGCAGTTGGTCTAACCCAAGATTGTGGCTTCTTTACATCACCATCACTAATTTTAGCATTTGCATAAGTATAACCACCACGATTAATGCCAGTTGTAGCTTTTATTTCTTCAATTAACTCAAGCAACTTGTAATAGTGTTTCATATTTATTTATTTGGATTGTAAGCCCAGTTCTTTAAAGAGATGTCTCTTTTAGATGGGCAAGTTTTAGATACTGGTTCTCCTTGTTCCATATTCTTCATACGACTAACAAAGCTAATCGTTCTGTTTGCTGACTTTACCTCGTTTGCACCCCAATCGGCTTTATTCTTTGATAAAAGGTTTAAATTCCTTGTAATCGGACTTCTATCTAAAGATGCCTTTTTAGAGCATTCTGTCTTAGACCAAGCCTCTAACTCCGAGTAAGACATATTAACTGTATCGTGGTATTTTTTATAAACCTCGTCTACAATCTCGCTTAGGTCTGCTTTTAACTCAACCTTAATATCAAACAAAGAATCTAATAAATTATTAAAGTTCTCCATTAGGTAAGTTTAAAGGTTGAAAATCGTCTGGCGTTTGTAAACTTGATGGGATATAAAGTTTCTCCATTTCGCTTTGGTCTATGTAATCTGGAATCTCTAATCCCATTATTTCCATCTTTTGCTTAGGAGCAACCCACCAAGCCTTGTCTAACCAATCTACTTGCTCTGCTTTATTAGCTTCTAACTCACCATAAATACTTGCGTCAAAGTCTACATAAATGTCTGTTCCTCTATAACCCCAGTCAGAATGTAGCTTTCTATTAATGTTATCTCTAATTCCAATAAGCAAAGGTAAAGCACAACGTAAAGTCAAAGCCTTCTCTCCTTCTCTTTGATTGTTATAAGTTTTGTTTTCGCTATCGTTCAAAAGTTGTGCCGGTACTCCGTAAATATTGCAAAGTGCCTTCATATCCCACTTTTCACTTTCAATAATGTCAAGTTCTACCGGACTTAATCCTATTTGTTTCCAATCTACTTTATAACCACTAACTGCAATTGAATTAAAGTTTGCAGCACCACCTTTCTCACTAACCGCTCTTTTAAGTGCTTGTGCTTGTTGATTACCACTAATAGGGTCAAATCTATCATCGTTCATAAAAAGAACTCCAGCTGGACCACCATTCTGGAAAGATGCAACCGCAGCAGTCTTCGCTTCGTTTGAACGAGTCAAGTTTCTCGCAGCAGCCATTAAAGGAGATTGACCATATAGTTGATTGCCAGTAGTATTCCATTGTGGGTTAAAGTATTTATCTTGAAGAATCTCTTGTTTGCTAAAATCCCAAAGCGGTCCATAGTTTAATTGGTAACCAGCAATAGTTGGAGGGAATCTTTGAATGTCAGCTAATATATACATATACTGTGCCGGTAGTACATATAACTCATAAGGTTTGCCGTTATTGTTACCGCCTTCAATCATCTTAGCGTAAACAAAAGAGTTCCCAGTTACTAATTTAAAACCAGCCCAAGCCTCAATAAAATCACCCCAAGTGTCTTGTTCATTAGGATATTTTAACAACTCGTTTAAACGCAAATCGTTGTTATATATTTCAAATGCTTTCTTATGTAGTTTGTGTACTTCTTTCCAGTTCTCAATCTTATCTGGTTGGCTCATTAAAGCCTTGTATTTTTTAGCTGCTACTTCATCTACTACTTTGTAAACGTGCCAAGGAGCAATCTTTGCTTTATCAGTAATTAATTTTACGATTGAATAAACTATATCGTTTGCTTGGTAGCCGTCATTTACAAAACTAATATTATCTCCACCTTGCCAAGTTACGATGCCTTGTTGTATTGCTACTTGTCCGTTAAAAGGTATGTTAGGCAAAATAGTGTTTAGCTTCTGTTTTGTTTTCAAGAAGTCAAATAATCCCATTTGTGTATATTTTAGTCAAAGTTAGTTATTTTGTATTAAAATACGCTGACTTGAAATTTAGGAGTATATTCAAAAATCATTCGCATTGCTAAGGCATCACTAAAGTCTGGTGAACGACCTATTAACGCTTTTACTTTGTCTTTAGGTATAATTCCTTTTTTGCCGTCATTATCTACTGACTTTTGTTTCACTTGCTCTAACTCCTCTACTATCTTTTCTTTCATTGTACCACTTGCATTGATATACAATTTACTATCATTTATCATCTCTGCTAACTTGTAATAACATTGTGATTTAAGGTTATCAAAGTTTTCCTTTTGCCTTGTAATAGGGTTTTCTAATGGAGAACTATTATTTACAAAGCCTTTGCATCTAAGTATATCTACTACGCCACCGCCTACGCCATCCTCATCTACTACTATTTGAGAACTTGGTACTTGATGCTCTACTTGGAATGCTTTGATGATATCAGCCACTTCAACAACTGACTTGTTTTTGTATTGATGTAGCTTAACACGAAAACCATCCCAAACCCCAATGACAGTAGAGTCAGAGCCAAAACGAGCAACATCACAAGTAATGTAGTGTGGACCAGTAGGTACAAAGCTGCTACTAAAAGCGTCAAGAATCTTATCATAATCTATTAAAGTTGATGGGTCATTAGAATATTCCCAGTTACCAAATAGCAAACGCTCCTTTGATACTGTATCTAAAGTTAAAAGGTTTTGTTTGTAGTGCTTAGAGATATAGGGGTTATCATCTATCAGTGATGCAATAAATCTTTTGTTATCGGAAATAGAGCCGTCTAATTGTGGCTTGTAAAACTCTTGGTACGTCCAATTTTTCGCTGGGTTGCACGTATAAAGTATCTTAGGCACTAAGTCGTTTTCGTCAAGCTGGTATCTTATCCTTGACTTGATAATATTCCTTGCTTTATCTTCTATCTGGTTAGCCTCGTCTATAAATGCATCTGTAATCTCTAATGAACCCAACTCATCAAAGTTAGGGTCGCTTGGGTAAGCATAAAGGTCTTTTAGTAGAATAACCGAGCCGTTAAATAATTCTATCTGGCTCATTTGTCCGTTGTACTTGTAATGTACTCCAGCCGTTAAACCTTGCATCTTAGCTACTTGAAATAACGACACAAGAGTAGTTTCCTTTAATGTCTTTAAGACTGCACGACCTATTAAGCCACGAGTATTTGGATACTTAAGTCTTTGTTTTAGTTGCCAGTAACAACCTAAAGCCGTCTTTCCTCCACCAGCACCGCCTCCAAATAAGACTTCGTTTGTAGTCTTGTCTTCTAATAGGTCTAATGCTATGGTTTGTTTTATAGATAATTCCATTATTTAACGAGTGCAGTTAGGTAGTACTCCCTTGCGGTTACTGCACATATTATCCGCTTTATAAACTCCCAGTTTTAGCAACATAAGTTTTTTTCTCTTCCCAAGTAACATTTAATCCGCCACTTACCTCTAACTCGGTTGATTGCTTAGGCTTACCTTCTAATCGGTCTAATAGTATTTCATAGGCTTTAAGGTCGCCCTTTCTTGCCTTTGCTATGATTTGCATATCTAACTGCTCTGCTATTGTAAATTCTTCTGTCTCTCCAGTAACTGGGTTCTTTGTTTCGGTTACCAATTCTAAAAGTCTAAGTAATCTTGTCTTTGAGTTTAGAACTCCCTTACCCCTACCCTTAGGGTTTCTTACTTCCCCCTTTTTAGCTGGTATTAAGTTTTGTTCGTTTGCCATCTTCTAATTATTTTCTAATTATTACAAAGTTATGTCTTTAAACCATTGTAAATAAATTTGATGTGCAATTTGAGCAGTCATAACTGGTGGAACTGACATCCCGATAAGATATTTAGGTTTAATTTTCTTAAAATCATAATCAATTGGGAAGGTTCCAACTAACTTATATTCATTATCATTTAACATTCTAAAATAAAAATCATGCCATTCGTAAGTTCCATTACTTGATACAACTGTTCTAACTACATCATTTCTATTAACTTTAGTATAGCCAAACATACTACCACCATCATTTATGCCGTCTGCAAATGATTGCCCACCTTTTGATAAACTCCAACCTAAATACGTTCTTGTGTCTTTATTTTTACCTTCTTTTTTATCAAAAATATCTTCTATTTCTTTATATAATATTGGTCTTTCGTTAAAATCTAATCTTAATGGATTAAAGTTTAACTCCTTTTTATGCCCTATAAAAAATACTCTTTCCCTTTTTTGTGGTACACCCATTGAAGCACCATTTAATAAGAATATTTGTACTTTATACCCAGCTTGCTCCATTGTTTGTACAATCTTTTTAGAATAAGCCTTAGCATTACCTAAAATAATGCCTTTAACATTTTCTAATAAAAATACCTTTGGTTGAAGTTTAATTATTGTATTGCAATACTCAAAAACTAAGTCATCTAAAGTTTGAACTGCTTGCCCTTCTCTAAATTGTTTTTCTTTACCCCAAGCCTTTTCTCTACTACCAGCCATAGAGAATGTAGAACAAGGTGGGCTACCATCTAATAAATCAAGATAATAAAGTTCTTCTGGTAGATCAATTCTTTGATTAAATAACCTAATATC